TCAATGGTAGAGGAAAGTGTGGATTTCGTCATTGGCGAAGGTGATCTGGGTGACGCGGCCATCGAGCACGATGATTTGCTTGATGACCGCGTTGACGAAGTTCTTGAGTTCGAGGTTGCCGACACGCATGGCAAGCTCGGGAAAATCGATGCTGCCGCGCACCATGGCAGACTGGAAGAGAAGGCGGGCGGCTTTGCCCAGGAACTCTTCGTCGGTCAGCGAGCTGGTGAAGACGGACGACTGTTGCGCTTTCTCGAGCTCGGCCTGCAGTCGAGTAATGGTATCCTGCAGGTGCTTCTTCTCTCGTAGGAAGTCGGCTTGTGGCATCTCGTCTTCGGCGTAGAGAAAAAGGTGCATGAGTCGCGACAGAGCACGTCGGTTCTTCTCGAGCTCGGCCTGCAGGTTAGCCTTGTGGGTCTGTGTTGGGCTATCATCATGTTGCTCATCAGCCGGCTGATATTCTGCCGTACTGAGGCGGCTCCCCAGCAGGGCAGCCCGCACGCGGCGTAACGTATCATCTGACAGAGACGCGCCACAGAAGTCGTCACCGTGCAGCAGGAAGCGCTGGATGCGAGCTTTTGACCACTGCGGGCGGAAGGCGTCGCGCAGGCGGATCACATTGCTGATGTAGTTGAAGACGAAACCGCCGATACGAATGTCGGTGACGTATCGGTTCTTGCACATGCCCTTCTGACGCCGGCCGCCGCAGTTGTACATAGAGGGCTGGTAACCAGACGCGCGGACTCGGTCGATTGATGCGATGTAGTTGCTGCCACAAAAGCCGCAGCGTATCAACCCGGCGAAGACGTGCACGAGCTTCCTCTGCACGTGTGTGGCCTTGCCATGTTGGCGCCGATTCTTCGTCAGCCAGAAATCGATCTGCCGGCAGTCTGCTTCGGAGAAAAGAGGCGGATGGTGCTTGGCACACATGATCCATTCATTTCTCCCCTTGAAGCTGAACGTCACTTCAGATTCGTCGCGGTAGTTGTAGCGGTACGTCCCACGGTAGAACGGGCTGCGCAGGATGATGGCCACGGTGGCCGGCGTCCATGCATAGCCGCGCCGCGTGCGCCTGCCTGCCTCATTGAGCAGGCGGGCCGTGTAGGTGAGGGAGTGTGTGCGCAGGTAGGTATCCTTGAGCTCCAGCGCGACCTTGGCTTCATCGTCGCGGATCGAGAAGGAATCCGTCTCGCGGTCGTAGGCATAAGCAAATGGCACACGGCCGCCATTCCATTTCCCCTCGGCGGCCCTGGCATTCATGGTCGATGAAACGCGCTCGCTCGTCATGTTGCGCTCCAGCTCGGCAAAGACCAGGATGATCTTGAGCATGGCTTCGCCCATTGCCGTGCTGGTATCGAACTGCTCATTCTTCGATACGAACGTCACGCCGAGTTTCTTGCACCGCGCATACATCGTCGCAAAGTCTAGGAGATTGCGGCTGATGCGGTCAATCTTCCAGACGAGCACGTGCGAAAACTCTCCGTGCTCGATGCGCTCCATCATCTCCTGGAACGCCGGGCGGTCGGTGTTCTTGCCAGAGTATCCGGCATCCTCAAAGACCTCATAGTCCTTAATACTCAAGACGTACTTGGCATAGTTTATCATGTCCTGCCTCTGCATTGGCAGGGAATCCTTGTCCACCTGGTGAAGCGTGGACACGCGGCAGTAGATTGCCGCTTTCTGTGCTCTTGGCATAGAGCTCTGCCTCCTCTCGGAGACCGGCAGATGTATCTATGCTCATTGTAGCAGGAGAGCAGGCGGCTATGCGCACGCCGATGCGTGCGTCAAAACGAAACCGATTGCGGATTCTGGTAATCCGTAGTATAATATGGCATCAAGTTATTCACTGGTCACTGGCGCGGCCATGGCAGTCCACAGCTGCCAGAATCTGGTGCCAGGGTCGTACCACCAACGGCAAACAAAAAGCCCGCGCTCTGGCGGGCTTTTCGCATATCAGAAAGAAGGTGATAAAAGTGATTTCGGCCGATTATAAACCTGCAATAGATGATAAGCCGTTCGTGATACCACCCCACGATAAGAAAAGGAAGCCATTATCGTGGGACGCATGGAATCAATGGCTCAAAATCCATAATGCATGATGCTTTTACTGCTATACCGATATTATTGGGGATTTGAGTGACAACACCAAGGCTGGTTTGTGTAGGAACCTTCATCGGGACGATGTTGCCGCTAGAGTCGTGCAAGAACACTTTGGATTGAATACCAATCAGGCGCATCTTTCTGCCGAACGATACGATACCACTAGATGAAAGAATCGCTCCATTATCATATGCTATAATGGGAGAACCACTTGATCCAGGAAAACAAGAAGCGTCTATCAAGAATACTTTTTCACCATTATAATCAAGATCTGGGCGAGTCGCGGTGATTCCTTTTCTGAAGATAGGCATATGGTTTGTGGTATCTGAGATTCCATCAGGATATCCAATCATGATGACATCATGCATTACATTGATATCTTTCATCTCGTCTTCGTTTGCTATTTCTGTAGGCGAGAGATATGGGACGAACAACGATTCATGGTATTGCTGCATAATTGGGCCTATCATGATAGCTGCAAGATCGACGGAAGGATTTGGGTGAAAGATGGTAAGGCGCTCCGCGTGGTCGAATGAAAATGATAAAGTATTCCCAACAGATGGTTTACCGCCTGTTCCTTTAGTGATTTTTATTTCAACGCATGAAGCGCCTTCAAGAACATGGCGATTCGTTATCAAGAGAGGTGTGTAGCATTCTTTTTCAGTTCCTTTATTATAGTCAAATGCGAAAAAGAACCCTGTTCCACTGCTCAATAGTCCCGCATGTGTGGTGACAGACATCTGAGTGGTAACGAACGGGAGCTGTTCGATGAAATCCATAATATCCTTCCTTTCCTGGCCGCCTGCGGGCGGCCTTTTTTATTGCCAGAGGCGGATTAACTGATAAAGCGGGCAATGCTCATATCAATATCTGGTTGCCGGTAGTCGGGTGAGACGATGGACCATTTGCGGGCAACGATGTCGATGTAATGTGAGAAAGTGTCTTCTCGCAGAAGAAACCAGTAGTCTGGGCGGCCTTTTGATACGGCAATCAATGCGCCAGCAGAGTCATAGTAATAAATGTAGCGATAGTGCTGGTAATAATGGTACTCGTCGACATTGTTGTCATGCATCACGACGGAGGCGTAGAGGATGACTTCCTCTTTTAGGTCACTGAAATCTTGCAGCGGGTGGAGGCGGGTAGCGACACGAATATGGTTCTGGCGCGTTACTTCATCGGCATACACCTCTTTGATTGTGTAAAATTCAATGCCTTGGTTATTCAACAAGCAATTCTTGGTGTTCAGATAGTAACTCGTTGTATTGGTAGAATAGACCCACACCCATGGAGATGTAGACGCAAGTGCAGTCCCATGCAGGGATGTGCATAGGAAAAGCAATAGGAAGAGCATACGTTTTGCCATTGAAGAGCAATCAAGAAGCATAGAATCACCCTCTCGTATTTATCCAAGACATGGATCACCTTGCAGACCATAATGCAGAGGCCATTGTTGAAGAGTCTAAAGCATTAGCTGCTGCTTTACAAAAGCAACGCCAAGCTCTTTGACGATATCAAGAGAGACTTACCCTCTAAAGGGGATGAGTTTATCCTTGACTTGATGGCCATTAAGCACTTACTCAATCACGGATTGAAACGGCCTTCAATCGTGACCTGCTGGTCTTTTTCGGTGCTCCACTCGGTTCCATCTGAGAAATGGAGTGAGATGAGGCGGACAACGAACTTCCTGCCAGATTCGAATCCATGGAGCGTCCAAGACTTATCGGAAGACGAGGTGCTCCCAGGCGGGATGGTGTCCTGCGAGATGCCGGCGTAGTAATCATCACCATAGCCGAACTCCTTTAATTTCGTGCCGTAGTTATCGTATGCGCTGACACGGATCTTGAATGCATCAATGCTCTTGCTGGAGTTGTTGGTCAAAGAAAGCGAGAGCTGAGGCTCGCCAATTACGTTCGGCCTGACGGTCACTTTGTTCAGTGTGACGGGTGGCTTGATTGCTTCTTCGTGTGCTTTCCGCTGCTCTTCTGACTGTGCCGTCGAGCTGGCAGAACTGGTGTTGGCACTAGATGACGAAGTCTGCCGCACCGATGCTTTTGTGCCGGTAGCGGAAGGCGATGGCATGAAGAAGCAGAAGATGAGCGCAAAGCAACCACCCAAAAGGAGAAGGCCGCCGATGGCATAGGCGATTTTTTCCTTGACAGAAGAACTGTGAGATGATGCAGGCGATTTGCGAGGCTGAACAGGACGGCCTGCAGGCTTCTTTGAAGAAGGTGTTTCTTGATGAGAAGAGGGCTTACTACCGGATGCATCGGTACGCAGAGGGAGCGGACCAGTCGAAGAATCTGGCAAAGGAACCACCTTTGCGCCGCATTTCATACAATATTGTGCGTCATCGGGAAGAGCTGCACCACATTTTCTACAATAAATCATGAGAATACCTCCTTGTCGTACAATCATGAGAAATAAGATCTGGAAGGCTTTCTTTTTCTTGGCTGCCTATGGGAGGCTTTATTGTCCGAGGTGGGACTCACGATAATTCCCTGTAAATCAGAAAGGGAGTAAGCGCGTAATTGATACCGCCATTGTCGTAGAGAAGCTTTACCGCCATAGCGATAGTATCCATGGATGAGCGCAGCCCTTGAGCAGGTGGAGTATATGACGGCTTCATGCGATCTAGGATACCGATAATGTCCCATGTACCAGGGAGATGCGTGCTATACATGGAGACAAGGTCACGGTAGTCAGTGAGCATATATTCGGATTTCAGGATGCCTCGTACGGTTATACCATCGGCCATGATGATTTCGGCCTCTAGGTTTAAGGGGATGACCTTGGAAATGCCCTTGAACGCAGCCTGAATTTGGCGGGCCTCCTGCCGTTGAACATTGAACTGCTTCGGGTCGGAGGCCACCATAGACAAAATATCCCCAAAAGAACTGAAATCGCGCAAGGAAAGCTCACCACGCAGATGAACAATGGTGCCAGTTGCGTCATGCGGGAGAGTGCTCATTGGTGCAAGGTCGAGCTCTTTGAGAAGTAGCATGATAGCATGGTCATGCACATCGGCCTCTGTCTCAGTCATACTGGATTCGTTCTGATTGCGAAGATAACCGCCCTTAGCAAAGGCGGCACTTCCCTTTACATCAAAAGAGGAGCCGTTGCTAGAGGTGACTTGTTTCTTCACACTCTGCACAGCTCCTGCAAGCATCTGGGCGATATAGGATTTTACGCGGTAATCGTCTTTGTAGAGGATGTCAATCAGGTTCTCGGCCTGGTTGGTCCCTTGATTCGTGGTGTTGTCCATTTGTCGATGTCCTTTCTGGTGGCATCGACACGACGGCGGGATGTGCCATAGTCCTTGCCAAACTGCTGCCGGCATTGCTTCATCTTCTGGACTTGTTCGCGAATCTCTTGAAATAACGTCATACCGATGCACCTCCTTGTTATTATTATATGGCTTGCGTGGAACACGTGCAATATTGAATTTTCAGGGTTCATGGCCGCCTTTTGGGCGGCCTTTTTTATGGCAGAAGGATGATATCATCCCATTTTTTGGGGAATCCCATATGAATGAGAACAGCATTAAATGTGTTCGGGGAGAGCTTTTTTGACAGATGGTCAATGTTGTGCTCAATTTGCAAGATGAGAGTGCGGTAATCCTTTTTGGTCAGGAAGAACCCCAGAATGATCACGCAATCGAAGAGTCTGGACTTGAATAAAGGCGGCTGCTTCTTGTGAAAAAGAACAATTCGGGGTATCTTATTGCCATTCTTCGCAACCGTATTAAATAACCGGTCATCATGCGCGCAGATATTTCGGAAATGATTCACAAATCGAAACATTTCCGAAAGCATAGAAGCGATGCGAATATCATCAATGGAGACATCTGTCCCGTATTCGTGCGAAAACTCATAGATGAACTCCGCAGCAATCTTCTCCTTTACTGACAGATCTAGTGCGTCGAAGAAATGGTAGGTTTCGCCTAAAGTCATCTTCTTGGACAGGACCCACAACGGCAGCTCTTTGTATTTGTCTAGGTAGTGGTAAACCTGCCCACTTTGAGAATTGTTCGTGATGACATTGGAGACTTTGGCTATCAAGCGTGTCACTTTTTGCGGATTGGAAGAATCGAAGTTGTTGATATCAAGGTAACTGAAGTTCTGGGTGTATGTTTCAGAGAAGAAATAGGCAATCTGCGTTTTCAAGAAGGTTTCAACCTTCAGGATTGCGTCCATCAAAGCCGACTTCATGGCGCGATCAAAGGTGTAGAGTGCATATATGTGCTCGAAAGTCGTGCCAGGCTTGTAGCGGTCTTCGCCAGCCTGACGGCAGAGCGCAGTATCCAAGAAGATATCTTTGTAGCCGTTGATGATGTTATAGTACCCTTCACGCTTCAATATTGTCGTAGCCCTGCTACCGTCTCGTATCTCGAGGTTGCGGGAACGAAGTATTTTTAGCTGTTGGCGATAGGTCTTGAATGGTTTACTGCTCGGCATGAGAACACTCCTTTCGGGTAATAAAAAAAGGTCTTGCTTCTCCGCAGATAAGCAAGACCCCGCAACTCGCCCGCAGGTTCGTTGCTGTTCCCTTATCATCATCATACTCGATACAGCCAGGAATGTCAATGAAAAATCTTGACAAAGTGGTGCTTTTCTGCTAACTTTAATAAGTTTTACATGTAAACTACCGAAATGCTTACGGCCGTCTTTTGGGCGGTCTTTTTTGTTGCCAGAGGCGAGGACTGGTGTAGATCACGTTGCCGCGTCTTCGGCCTTGGGCTTGTCGAGGTTGTACATGGCGTCGAGTTGCGTGTTGAGCAGGCCTTTGTGTTCGTCAGTGAGCGTGTGGTACTTGTGCAGGAGATCTTGCTCATGTGCTGAGAGGGCTAGAGTGGATGAGGGGGCAACGGGCGGCCGGGCGGTATCGGACAGCTCAAGAAGATAGTCGGATGATACATTAAAATAGCAAGCCATTCTTTTTAGTATGTCTACGCTTGGGTCAGCTCGCCCGTTTTCATATTTTGATATTGCGGCCTTCTGAACGTTCAGAATTTCACCAAGTTTCTCTTGCGTTAAATTCTTTGCAGCTCGAAGTTCCTTAATCCTATTCACAAAAATCCCTCCTTTAGTATCCAAATGAGATACTATATTAAGTTTACGGTTTCTATAAGGGATATACAACTACTGTATCTGGAATGGAAATTTATTTTTAATAGTATCTTTACAAGATACAGAACTTGTGATATAGTATACGTATCTTAAAAGGATACGTACGGGAGGTGATAAGATGTTTGAGCGTTTAAGAGAACTCAGAAAAGAAAAAGGGCTGACATGTGAAGACATGGCGAAACTTTTGGGCTTAGATACGAAAGCGGCATATAGCAAGAAGGAGTTGGGGAGGACTAAGTTTTCTCTGGATGATGCGAGGAAGGTTTCTCGTGTGCTTGGGAAGAGCATTGACGATATTTTTTTTACAAATAAGGTATCTTTAAAAGATACTAAAAGAAATACTGCATAAGTTCCCAACTATATTGTAGCGCGATTTTTCTGCGCAAGGCTTCGCCGATGCGCAGACAAGGAGGAAGACATGAAGAAGATCAACAGAAAGATGCAGACATGCAAAGCCGTTGCAGATGGGGCCAGTGAGGTATTGGACGGCCTCGCCAAGCAGGGAATCATTGATAGCTACATTGTCAGCTGCTGTGCCACCACTCCTACGGCGGACGGCGGTACGGACTACGACTCGGGCAGCACGACATATGGCAACCCGGACAGCCTTGTCAAAATGATGAGCTTTATCATCTGCGACATCGAGGCACACAAAAAGATTCCGGTCCCAGCAACCATCATGGCGATTATGGAGACCATCAAGCAGATGAAGAGAGGGGCGGGATACAGTGTCAGACAGTGAGGCGAGCTTCAAGGGAGCGTGTGGATGGAGAGACTGCCAAGGACAAAAACAGGTCTCGATAGAGACACTCCATCAAGACCTGCAGGAAATCATTCATTTACTTCAGGATTTGCAACGAAACCAATTGGCTTTTTACGCGGTGGAACATTACCAGATGACTCCACGTGCGGACGAAGAACTATACAAGCTTGTGTGTAATGGACTAAAACCGTTTGGGTTTGACCCGAAGGGAGACTGAACCCACGGAAAAAGAGCAACTGGTCATTGTAACGGCCAATCTGGCGAATGTCAAAATTGGGAACCTGTGTGAGGAACACATCTACCAGTTGACCGGGATGCGCTTGCTCTTCAAGATGAACGAAGTCCATGATTTCCTGATACACCTGCTTGGCAGGTGATTGAACGGAAGGATTTTGGATATCCATTACAGACACTTCCTTTCTGCTACAAGGACTGACCTGTCTTTATACTAGCAGAAGTAAGGGGAGTATTCAAATATATTTGAATTATGCGAGGAGTGCTTATGATGAATTTCTATCAATTCATGAAGAAGGCTCGTGGCGATATGAGCCTGTGGGAGCTTTCGAAACGTACAGGTATTACCGTGCAGCAGCTCTCCAACTACGAGAAGGGGAAGAGTGCGGCGACGATTGAGAAAGCCGCTGCGATCTGTAGAGCCTTGAACGTAACCTTTACGATTGGGAGCTGAGGAGACGAAGTTGGCATGAATGATACGCCATATTACAAAGCCCGCTTGCGGGCGGCTGAGCGGGATTCGGCTTTTGAATCCAGACAGAGCGCGGGGGCGGTCATCGGCATCGGCTCGACGCGCCTCTACCAGATTGAGCGCGGCATCCGGTTGCCGCATGAAGATGAAGTGATTGTGATGGCCAAGGAGTACGATGCTCCTGAGCTCATCCACTACTACTGCGAGCATGTATGTGCCATTGGCGCATACTGCAAGAAAGATAACAACGATTGATTTGAGACCGGCAGATGTATCGGCAGGCGGCAACCTGCACCGGCAAACGACAAAGGAGGCCATGACTATGACGGTCCACGAGCGGGCGGAAGCCCTGAAGAAAGAGCTGGCAGAGATGGGCATCACGACAGATGCCGAGCTGCAGCAGGCACTTGAGCGGACGCGCATCGACATTTCGATGTTCGTCAACAAAACGGACGCAGAACGGAAGGAGGAAACGGCATGACGTTTTCAAAACGCGATGAAGAAGGGCGCGTCATCCGAGCGGGACGCTCGACGCGCCGGATTGAGTCGGCATTGGAGGTACTGACATCGGCCATCATCGGCGTCGGCATGGCAGCTTTTTTTGCACAGGTCTTTGGCATCGCAATCGGGGTGATCGCACCATGAGAGAGATGCGCAGACTGTGGCAGGACTACCACCTGCCGTATTTCTCGCCCTATGGCTGGGCGGTCATCTTCGCGGGCGGCTTCCTCATCGGAGCGGCCTGCGGGTGGCTTTTATGGCAATAAAATAGCCTGCCTCCGCTGGTGGCGAAGGCAGGCTTGGTCATTGGATGACCGTCTGACTCGACTTCATTATAGCACGGAAGTCTGAGGTTGTCATCCTGTGGCAGTGCTTTTAGCCGGACCCGTTAAGGGTATCCACTCAAGCGGAGAAAATACCATTGAAGGCAGAGGGCAAGCGGGATGAGCAAGAAAAGTGAGAAGAAGTACATCCGGAAGATCATCGAAGCAGGGAATACTCTCGAGGTCATCAACTACATCTCGGGAAGGATAGGAGCGAGAGGGAATGGCAGAGGGGAGGGAGAGCAGGAGGGCGAGTCGGAGGAGAAGGTACAGAGGTGGAAGTGGAAGCGGGCGGAAGACAAATGTCGTTGGCTGATCAACCAGAACTTCGGGCCGGGCGACCTCTGGATGCGCTTCGGTTATCCTCGGGGGACGCGGAAGACACCGGCAGAGATACGGGATGATGTCAAGAAGTTCCTCGAGAAGCTGCGGCGGATGTACCGCAGGGCGGGGAAAGATCTGAAGTACCTGTATACGGTCGGTATCGGGAGCCGTGGCGGGATTCACTTCCATGCCGTGTTCTCGGCATTCGACTCGGAGAAGATTGAGACGCTCTGGCAGGACATTGCGGGGACGGAGCAGGTCCCGTACCCATCGGTCAACACGAGGCACCTTGACCGGCGCGGGCATTATCCGAGCATTGCGGCCTACATCATCAAGAATGCGCGGCAGACCTTCGGGACGGACCGGCAGATTTTTGGCAAGCGTTATTGCGCCAGTCGCAACCTGAAGCCGCCCAAGATCCGCAAGGTCATCGTCCACGCTGGGCACTGGCTCAAGAAGCCGAAGCCGAAGAAGGGCTACTACATCCTGCAGGACTCCGTCCGCCAGGACATCGGGCAGAACGGATTCCCCTATCAGAGCTACACGATGGTGCGGCTCCAAATCTAGGCCATATAGCCGCAAGTAAATCATGTACAGGAGTGTGGATAAATGGAGAGATGGAAAGTGAAACCGGCTGCGTCTTATCGCGGAGCCATGAGCAATGCGCGCGGGCGGCAATTCGAAGCCATGATTGATGCCGGCTGCCGGTACTACCGGATGCATGGCATCGCCAGCATCGAGAAGACGCCTGAGCCATTCCGGTGCCTGCATAAGGGAGCGGGCGGTATCGCCAAGGTGCAGTTCACAAGCCATGCACAGCCGGACTACAAGGGCGTGCTGAAAGGCGGCCAGGCCATCGTGTTCGAAGCAAAGACAACCGAGAAAGACAGGATCCTGCAGGATGTCCTGACGGAGAAGCAGGCCGGGGAACTCGAGATGTTCCGGGAGCTGGGGGCAGAGTCTTTCGTGTGCTGCGCGATACAGGGCCGGTTCTTCATGGTGCCATACACCGTCTGGGGCAACTTCAAGCTGTTCTTTGGGCGCAAGTATGCGACGGCGGATGACCTGCGTCCATGGCGCGTCTGCTTCGACGGTGCAGTCAAGTTTTTGGATGCATATCGCCACAGGAGATGAGGGTATGGCAAAGAAGGAGCGCGGCATGGCCATCCTATACCAGACGTATGGCCCGGAAGAATACGCGACATATGCATGCCCGCACTGCCGCAGGTACGTCCACAAGATAAACGGGCGGCACATCTGCGCACGGTGCGGCAAGCTCGTTGACTGCAACCGGCTGCGCCCGTACACGGGGCGGATTGTCTACGATGGAGGGCGCAGCTGGTTGGACGTGAAACGTGATGAGGAGGAGTACTTATGAGACTGGCAAGAGCGATGCGGCGGAAGGCTGAGCGGTCTGCCACCGTCGGCGAGCTGCAGGCGGTCAAGAGCTACGCCAAGGCAAAGAAGGCTGTGCGCCATGCAACGACGCACGAGATTGTCATGCAAGCAGCCGTACGGCGCCAAGCTGTGGTGGAGATCATGGCCACGATTGTTGTTGCGATGCGCCGCAGCTACGGTTGGGGGATGGACAGGCTTCTGCGCCTGCGCAAAAAAATGCGCGTGCAGATGGAGTGCCTGAAAGGGCGATACGTGAAGCTCGAAGAGATGGAGGCCATCGTCGAAAAGGAACTGGACTGGGGCTTCCAACACGAGCAAACCGACACATGGGAAACACGGCGTAAGGTAGAATACCGGGCCGTACGCGTCATGTCAGCCGTGTTCCTCATTGCCTTGCACGATGAGTTCGGCTTCGGGAAGAAACGGGCCATGCGTGCTTATAAAGAACTGGCGGATATCTGGACCGCCATCCATGACGGCAGCTTGACTATGGAGGCCATGTGGAAGGAACACGATGCGGTTGGCAAGAGCGCCGGAAAAACATTGGCTCTGTGATCTGTAGCAGAAAAAAGGAGAATGACTATGTCTGACATCGAAACATACAAGGCGGCCATCGAGGCCATCGAGAACGAGGGCCTGAAACCAGGCTCACCAGAATATGCAATCGCTTGTATCGTCCGCGCCTGGCTGGACTACCGGCCAGAAGAGGCGGCAGAGCGCGTGTTGGCCGACGGGCGAAGAATCAAGGGGTGCTATCAGTACACGCGGAAGCGAGCGGAAGAGATTTACCGGGCCATGCAGGCCGGGCCGTGTGTGGGCGTATCGGCCGACACGATGCTTGAGTGGATCCTCGGTTATTACGGGTATACAAAAGATGAAGCCCAGGCGCTCATCGAGGGAGGCCTGATGATGGCGGTATACCATGCGATGGCACAGAGCTGGACGCCGTATGGCATGCCGGACAAGATGCCGACCGGGAAAACGCAGCCGGATGCGGGCGGTGACTTGTCCAATCGACCCAAAAGAAAGCTGGCCTTCGACGCGAATCTGGAGGACCTGCTATGAGTGAACAGCACGTACCAAAGACGGTCGAGGAAGTACAGGAGCATTTCTCGCCGGAACTTGACGAGGAAAATGTAGCACGGATCCGCGAGAATATGCCACATCATCTCTGGGTATGCAGCGCAGAGGACCGCCATCGCGCATGGTGCGACTCCTGCGGCAGCTTTGTCCGGATCGACAAGAGCCGGCATCGCGGGCGGACAATCTGCCCAGCATGTCTGCATGAGGCTGAGGTCATACACACATGGCGCGGCTGCAAGACCCTCAGAGACAGAATGTTGCTCTACATCTACGGCACCTCTGCTATCGATACGGAGATCTTGACGGTACAGGCCGTGTATGTGGAGATGGACTGGGGGCCGGCGTACGAGGATGGCGTCATGCCGTGGCAGGTGGAGCCGGATATATGTGTCGATAGCCGCAGCGTATTTGTATACGGCAAGGGCGCGGCGACGATACGGCCTGCGGGCGGCTGTCGCGTCTACAATGCGGCAAGACCAATCCAGTACGAGATTTGCAAACCGGCCGGGCCGCGCTGGTACGTCTACATGAATATGGGCTATGCAGGCCTGCCGTTCTACGTCGATACAGACAGCTTGGATGAGGCGGTTGCCAAGACGCCGTTCCGATATATCTGGGAGGCAGTAGGTGATGATTTCCTGCACTGGGGGATGCGGGGCGCTTACCTGCGCTTCTTCACGATGGTCGCCCGCTATCCGTTCGCGACAGAATGCCTGGCAAAGCTCGGGCAGCTGACGCGCGAATACCTCTTCGAGTACAGCGAGCGGAATAATCGATGTGGCCATACCTCAATCAACTGGCGCGGAAAGACGGTGGCAAAGGTCCTTCGAGGGTCACTCACGAAGGTTGAAAAGCGATGGCTGCGTGAGACGAGCTACAGGAATACCCTGTTCTTGGAAGCCTGGCAGTATCTGAGACGTGGTGGATGCCAGAGCATCAGCATGATGGACATGGTGCGATACGGCATGGTTTCCGTCAATCTTTTGGAAAAGCTGTCTGCCGTGATCAAGCTGCCGCGCCTTCTGCGCTACCTCAAGAGACAGCAGGAGCGAAATGGCGGCAGAGAGATCACGGTGGATGTCTATCGCGATTACATCTGGGACTGCCGGCGCCTTGGCATTGACCTGACCGAGAAATCAAATCTCATGCCGCGTAATCTGCTCGAGATGCACCGCATGTACCATGAACAGGTTGCCGAGATGCTGAGGCTGGAAGAAGAGCGGCATCGCATTGAGCAGGGCGTCATGAAGCTCAGGCAGGACAAGACCAAGGAGAAAGCATGGCAGAAGAGGCGCAAGGCCATCATCAGGAAGTACAGCTTCGAAGCGGGCGGCATGACCATCTATGTACCGCAGCACCTCAAAGAGCTGATTACCGAAGGAGCGGCGATGCACAGCTGTGTGGGCGGCTACGTGGACCGTGTAGCCGCTGGCGAGACCATCGTCGTATTCATCCGCAAAGCCGACGACCTCAAAGAGCGCATCGGTACGATGGAGATTGCGGCGTGTGGATCCCATATCGTGCAGGCCAGAGCGAAGTTCAACCGTCCGCTGCCACCCGAGGCGCAGGCATTTGTCGACCAGTTCAATGCAGTCAAGATTGAGAGAAGAGAGAGGGAGAGCGCATGAGTGAAGATGTGAAAGAAAAGATGGCCGTGCCCGTGGCGGGCGGCACGATGCCGAAGGAATCCGACGAAGAGCGGCTGACGAGGCTGGCCGGAGAAATCAACGCCATCAAGGAGCAGACGCGGGCAACCGTCCAGAACGCGACCCTCGAGATTGGCCGCCGCCTCATCCAGGCCAAGGCAGCCGTTCCACATGGAAGCTGGGCCTACTGGCTCAAGACATCGGTCGATTACTCCGAGCGTACGGCGCAGATGCTCATGAGTACCTATGAGCGTTTCGGCAATACCCAGCAGAAGCTTTTCGGCGCGAAGATGGACCCGGAAGTCGTCAACCAGCTGAACCGCTCCCAGATGTTCGCACTCCTCAGCATCAAGTCGGAAGAAGAGTGTGCGGAATTCATGGAAGAACACAAGGATGATCTTGCCGACATGAGCAAGCGTGAGCTGGAGAAGGCTATCAAAGAGCGCGATGAAGCCCGGGCGAATCTCGAGAAGTGGCGCAAGAGCAATGAGGAGCTCGGTGACACGGCACAGAGAGTCGTGGCGGAAAAGGAGAAGCTGAAAGAAAAACTGCGGAAGATGACTGCCGAGACGAAAGAGACCAAGGGAGAGATGAAGCGATTGCAGGAAGAGATGGCTGAGCGGGCGGCCCGCATTGCTGACCTCGAGAAGCACCTGCAGGAAGCACAGCATGCCGATGTCGAAGCCGGCGCCGTAGTGGAACGCATGCCGGAAGAGGCTGAGCAGGAGATCAAGAGCCTCCGCGCCAAGATTGCCGAGCTGGAAGAACAGCAGGGGAAGGAAGCCATCAGCCTTGACTTCAAGCGTCACTTCGAGAACATGAAGGGCGAATTCAATGCCATGGCGGATGCCCTGGCGGCCATGGAACCGGATCGGCAGGCACGGTATCGGGCTGCCATGAAGAAGATGATGGACATGATGCTGCAGATTGTAGATTGTGGGGCGATGGCATGAAGATATATACAGAACGGGATTTACCGATGCCGGTATTGCATGACAAGCATCAGACATACGATGCCAATACTTCAGTGCGTACTTGGTTCCAGAAATTGCAAGAAGAAGTCGTGGAGGCACATGAGAAAGCCGTTTACTACCAGCTGGCCGGCGAGGACGATGAAGAAAGGCGGGCTGGGCTGGCAGAAGAGCTGACGGATATCAAGACGGTCTGTGAGACCTATCTGCATGCGCTCGGCTACGATGGTTGCGAGCGGGCGGCAATCCAGCGGCAAGTAAACGAGAAGAACAAGCGGCGCGGCTACCTCATGCCGTTCACATCAACCATGTCAACGGAGAAGGGCGGCGAGGGCCGATGAGCCAGGATGCCAAGACAAGGCGGATTGCCGCTACGGTCTGCGAGATGATTGAGCGTGACAGGAAGAACAAAGGCAAGAAGCCGATTATCCTGCCGGTTAAGCAACGCAGCCGCTGGCAGAGTGGCATCTGCAAGATCTGCGGCGAATACTTCGACTGCATCACGAACGAGCATGCCCACCGCCATGGATTCAAGGACGCTGATGCAATGGCCAAGAGCGATGCGGTGGATTTTGGAAAGAGGGTAAGAAGATGAGCTTGGATATCAGAGGCGTGTGGAAATATCAGGACCTGCTCAAGGAATATAGCGAGCTGCAGGCGCGGGCATCAAAAGCGATGCTCAGGACTGGCTTGGAGCGTGACGCGGCCAACAAGGAGTGCCAGAGATTGGCAATGGAAGTGGACCGGCATCGCGCGGAGAGCAAGGCCGCCCATGAGGAGGTCAAGAGACTGGAAAAGGAAATCGAGAGATTGAAACAGGTCCGGTACCGGTGGGTGAATGGCACATGGTGGCCGGTGGAAGGCACGAATATCTATGACATGATAAAGAAGGTGCCGTGCGTGCCGTACGCCATGCGCGTGCTGGCCGAAGAGGATAAACAGGTACCGGAGATATGAGAAGAGAATCATGACTTGACTGTGGCAGAGAGGCGTGGCCTCTCTGCTTTTGCGTGCTTGTGAGGTGACCAGATTGGCAGCTTGGGACGAAGAGTGGAGCTGGGTACAGGAGAAGATACAGGGAGAACGGAAGATGGCCGAGCACTACTTGCTGTGCTATCGGCAAGAGCTTGCACGGTATCAGCAAGAGCAAGAGCAAGAGACGAGGGACTGGCTCAAAGCTGTCGAGATGGTGACGGACAGGGCAGGAGATCAGAAGACTACATTCCTGCGCCTGAGGAGAGAGGCATGGCGCAAGCACTTCTACTACCGGGGTAAAGAGACATGGGTGCCATACGTACAGCAGCGGTATGCAAGCTATCAGGCCGAGGCGGGCGGCGAGCGGACGGCTTGGGTAGGTGCACGGACGCTGCGGTCGTGGTGGCATGACCTTGTTCGTGATGTGGCAGAGATTCATACCATAATAAATAACAAACAATAATAAACAATCTAGTGCGGCAGCCGTTTTGCTCGAAGAATCCATGGTATAGTGACGTGTGAGCAAGAGCGAGGGCGTGCAAGCCAACCATCAAAACATGTACGCCTCAGCGAGGCTTTCAAGATCCCCCTAGTCATAGTCATTGGCCCGCGAGCATATATATAAGCGCGCGGGCATCTTTTAAGGAGTAGTGATTCATGCTGATGAGGATTTGCAGCGCATGCGGGCGGCAAGTGAGAGTAGGAGAGTCGTGCCCGTGCCTGAAAGAGCGGCAGAAATCATATGACCGTGACAACCGGAACAAGAAAGCCGCTTCGCTGTATCATTCAAGGCCATGGCAGCTCCTGCAGCTTGCTGTGAAGTCACGTGCTCAGTACATCGATGAATACGTCATGTACTACGAGAAGCGCATGACAGCAGGACGCATCGCACATCACATCATACCGGTGGACGAGCGGCCTGACTTGGCGCTCAATCCGCAGAATCTGGTCTATGTGTCGGACAAGACGCATAAGCTGATTCATGATGCTTACAAGAGAGGCGGCAAGGAGAAGGCCGCCATGCAGGCGAGACTCGCAAGAATCCGCATGAAGAAGCCAGCAGATGGATAAGTTTTCTTTATGGGAGGGGGCGGTCAAAAAAGTTTTTTCTATCGCGTATCAGACCGCGCCCCCTCCTTTGTCGCGAAAAAATGCCAAAAACCATGAAAGGGGATGAGACTATGGGACGCCCACGGAAAGTCGTATCGATGTCGACCGGGAAGATTGGTAAGGCGGCAAGAGCTGCCAGGAGCGAAGCGGAGAAGCAGATGCACGTCAAGGCGGACGCCCTCTCCCCTCCGGACTGGCTGTCGGACCGAGCGGCATTGGAATTTGACCGTGTCGTGAGAGAGTCGGCAGAGCTCGGCATGCTCGACAACCTCGACCTCGCGGTCTTGGCCGTCTATGCGGACAACTACAGCCGCTACGCGGATGCTGCGACACACATCAACATCCACGGAGCTACGGTCACAACCAAGAATGGCTATGAGACGCCGTCACCATGGGTGGCGGTATCTGACCGAGCGGCAAAGAACATCTTCGCGTGCTCGGCCAAGCTCGGCATGAGCGTGACAGACCGTCTCAAGCTGATCGTACCAACGAAAGAAGAGAAGTCGGTCAATAAATACATCAAGTTCTTTGGAAGTGATAAGGGATGAGAGACCGCACGACGGAATACGCCAAGCTCGTCTTGAGCGGGCAGCGCATCTGCGGGCGGAGTGAAGTGCTGGCCGCTCAGCGCCATATCAACGATATGAAAGATAAAGGCACGGAGTGGATTTTTGATGTCAAGGAAGCTGAGCGCCATATCGACATTGCCAACACGCTGACAATCGGAGAAGGCGAGGCGCATGCACTCCATACGCGCGGCTTCCAGAATTTTATTATCGGTAGCCTCTTCGGCTGGCGCAAAAAGCGCAGCGACATTCGAAGATATCGCGAGGCATACGTCCAAGTCGGCCGCCAGAACGGCAAGTCTTTTCTGGCCGGCACGCTCGCGAACGACTTTGCGACCTTCGGCGGCTATCAGTATGGCAGGATCTTTTGTACGGCAACGAAACAGGACCAGGCAAATATCGTCTGGGATGAGGTGGCCAAGTTCATCCAGTCGGACAAGGATTTGGCCGAACTGTACAAGATCAAGACGTACGACCGCACAATCACAAGCAAGGTCACGGGGACGACCATCAAGGCAATCGGAAGAGACACGAAATCCGCAGACGGTTTCCGAACTATCCTTGCTATCGTGGATGAGTATCACGCCCATCCGACGAACCAGATGTACAAGCTCATGATGGATGGCCAGGACATGGTCAAGAATGCACTGACCATCGCCATCACGACCGCCGGCTTCAACCTCAAGAGCCCGTGCTACGAGCAGTATCAGTTCTGCAAGAAAGTATTGGAAGGTGTCGTGCAGAAAGACAATCTCTTCGTCTACATCGCCGAGCTCGACGAAGAGGACGACATCTGGAAGAAAGAGAATTGGGCGAAGGCTAATCCGCTCAAGCTCTTCCTGCCGGACGAAGTCACGCTCGACGACGAGAAGTTGGCTGTCGTGGCCAATAAGGCCATCGATGCCAAGGAGAAGCAGGGCGAAGAACTTGTGAACTTCGAGACGAAGACGCTCAACCAGTGGGTGACCTACACGGGCGGCGCACTGCTCGATATGGCGGCCTGGCAAGCAGGCGGCAAGCCGTGGACGTTGGCGGATATGAAGGGACGGGAAGGATATCTCGGTATCGACCTGTCGAGCGGCGGCGATTTGACGTCCATCAGTATCGTGTTCCCGCTTCAAGACGACAACGTCTACATTTGGAGTCATAGCTACATGCCGGAGCTGCGTCTGGCGGAGCATATCAAGAGCGATGATGCACCGTATGGTGTCTGGAAGAACCAGGGACTTATCACGTTGACAAGTGGCATGTATGGGATCAAGACGGACTACAAGTATATCATCGCAGATCTCAAGCGCATGATTGACGAGTATGACATCAGCATCATCGGCTGTGGCTACGATGCTCACAATGCGGCGGCGTTCCTGGCCGACCTCGAGGATGTACTGCAGTGCGACCTGACCGAAGTAAAACAGTCGGCGCGCAGCCTCAATGATACGACGAAGGACTTCCAGCTCAGCGTCAAGGCTGGCCAGGTATCTTACGATCAGAACAATGCGCTGTTGAGCTGGTCGGCCACCAATGCGATTATCTCGGAGCCGAATTCGTTCGGTGAGATCAAGGTGGACAAGATGACGCAGACTGACCGCATCGACCCAATCGATGCTATCATCGATGCCTGGAAGATGTGGTTCCTCTCGAAAGAGAACAACGTGCCGGATGGCGAAGAGGCCCTGCAGATGTGGCTGGATTCAATGGGAGAAGATGAGAAAGAGGGGAGGTGAAAAGAATGAATCTGTTCGGAAAGGTCAAGCGCTGGATTCACAACGATGGCGGCGAGAGTACCGGCATCAGCCTGAGCGCCATCAACGAACTATTCTTCGGCGCAGGGAATGCCAATCTTGGCCCGGACATGTCTGAGATTACGTATTTCACCTGCCTGAAGACGCTGGCGGAGGCGCTGGGCAAGATGCCGCTCTACCTGATGGACGAGAAAAAGAATCGAGTCATGCGCCATGAAGTGGTGCCGTTCATCAGCTTTGAGCCAAATCAGCTCGAGACGCCAATCCAGTTCTTCACCTACCTCGAGTACTGCCGGAATCACTTCGGCAATGCCTACGTCTACGTGATGCGCAACCGTGGCAATCTGCAGGGACTGTATCCGCTCGACCCGCGCATGGTCCAGATCTGGGTCAACAATACGGACGAGTTTACACAGAGGCGGTACTACTACTGCTATACGGATAGGCGCAGCGGGAGATCGTACTGGATTGACCCGGGCGATATGCTCCATGTCAAGTCGTGGGTGACTGGCGACGGCGGATATGCCGGCAAGAGTGTGCGAGAGATACTTGCGACGAATATGGCGGGCTCGAAGGCAAGCCAGAAGTTCTTGAACAATTTGTACCAAAAGGGGCTGACAGCCAATGCGGTCGTCAAGTACGTCGGCGACCTCAGTAAAGAGAAACAGCGCGTCTTGCTCAAGAAAATTGACGAGCAGGCCCGCGATGACAGCAGGCGCATGATTACCCTGCCGATGGGCTACGATATTCAGACGCTCGACCTCAAGCTGACGGATAGCCAGTTCTATGAGCTCAAAAAGTACAATGCCCTGCAGGTCGCGGCGGCCTTCGGCATCCAGCCGAATCAGCTCAATGACTACAGCAAGTCGAGCTACGCGAACAGTGCGATGCAGTCGCTCTCGTTCTACGTACAGACCTTGCTGCATATCATCACGGTCTACGAGCAAGAATTCAATCGCAAACTGCTGACGCCGGCTGAGCAGGCGAGGGGGCTTGGCTTCAAGTTCAACTTCTGGATGATCTTGCGCGGCGACCCGACACAGCAAGCAGACGTCCTGCAGAAGATGGTCCAGTCGGCCATTTACAGCCCGAATGAAGCCCGTGGCAAGGTCGATATGCCGCCGTGCGCGGGCGGCGATGTCCACATCGTCAACGGCTCGTACGTGAAGCTGCAGGATATTGGCCTGGCGTACGCTGCAAAGTCCGGCGGCACAGGCAAGAAAGGAGGTGACAATGATGATTCGAGTAAAGAATAGCGCCGAAGGTGCGGAAATCAGCATCTCTGGCAACATCGTCGATGACCAGGAAGGAAATAGCATGGAATGGTGGTGGGGCGAGGGCAACACGGGCGGCTACGAATGGCCGAGCAACATCAAGAAACAGCTCGATGCTATCGATGACGAGCAGCCTCTCACCATCTATATCAACTCGGACGGCGGCTCGGTAGCAGCTGGCGTGGCTATTGCCAACATGGTCGCGCGCCATAAGGGACCAACGACGGCTGTGGTCGATGGCTGGGCCTGTTCGGTTGCAACGCAGATTTTCTTTGCAGCGGATACATGCCGCATTCCGTCCAATGCATACCTGATGATCCACAAGCCGTCCTGCGCATTGTACGGCGATGCGTCTGATATGGCGAAAGCCATCGAGATGCTGGATACCATCCAGGCAGGATTGGAATCCACCTACAACAAGGCGGCCAAGGACGGCGTAACGCCGGAACAGGTGCACGAGATGGTGGAGCAGGAAACGTGGCTGACAGGCGAATCGGCGGCACAGTACTTCAACGTAGATGTCATAGAGGCGACGCAGACAGCGGCTAGCGTCAGCAATGCGTTCCGAGCGGTTGCCGGCACGTGTAAGGCCATCCCGCAGAAAATTCGCGACCTTTTGAAGCAGAAGGAAGACCGCAAACCGGCTCCAAATGCCGATGAAGAAGAAAGAAAGACCATGAATATGCAAGTGGCCATTGCCCTTGCTTTGGCAGAAGGAGAATGACATGAAGAAATCGGACCAGCTCAAGAAGACCTATGATGAGATCAAGGCAAAAATCAATGACCTGCAGGAAGCAGGCGAAACGAAGAAGGCATATGATATGCTGCCGGAACTGAAGAACGCAGAAAAGGCATACAAGGTCCAGCTGGAGATGGAGAAAGCAGACCTTGCCGATTTTCTGCCGAAAGCAGCGCCAGTACTGAAAAATGCCGTAGAGGACAAAGTTATGCGCAACCGCATCTTCAATAAGCTCGTCCTTGGAGCCCCACTCAATGAGCAGGAGCAGGAGTTCTACATGGCGGACAGCACGCCGGTCAAGCGCGTCGACGATGCTGCCGGCACGCCAGGCCAGGTCGGCGCGACGCCGAGCAAAGGCGGCTATCTCGTGCCGGAAGAACAGATGGCGCAGCTGCGCGAGTACCGCAAGGCATACACCTCCCTGAAAACGCTGGCACACGTCCAGACGGCCAACAGCACGTCCGGCTCGATGCCGACTCTCGGTGATGAGGCCGGCTTGCTGACGAACTTCGAAGAAATCACGACGATCAAGCAGTCGGACTTCGATTTCGGCCAGCTGAAGTATGAAATCAAGGACTACGGCGATATCATTCCGGTGTCCAACCAGCTGCTGCAGGATGCGGATATCAGTATCGTCAGCATCATTGGCCAGCGCTTCGCGAGAAAGGCCGTCAACACTGAGAATAGTGAGATTCTCGCCCTGCTCGGTGGATTGGAGTCGAAGGCGCTGACGGATTACAAGTCACTGATGAAAGCGCTGAACGTCGACCTCGACCCGGCATACTACGCAGGGGCCCGCATCGTCACGAATCAGGATGGCTTCCAGTGGATGAGTGAGCTGGAAGACAGCCAGAAACGTCCTTTGCTCGTGCCGGATGTGGCGGCGCAGGATACGTACCGCTTCCGTGGCAAGGAAATCTTCGTGCTGTCAAACAATACCATGGCGACGACATCGAACAAGATTCCGTTCTACATCGGTTCCATCGGTGATTATGTGGCCTTCTTCCAGCGCCTTGGTGTCGAGATTGCCGTGTCGCAGGACTTCCTGTTTGACAAGTACGCGACGGCCCTGCGCTGCGTCGAGCGCTTTGGCGTCGTGGCAGACGACAAGGATGCCGTGAAAGCCTACAATGCTGCTGTCACATCGGCATAAGGGGTGATAGTATGGCGCTCAGTGTAGCAGATATCAAGCTGTATCTCCGTATCGACAACGATGTGGAGGACGCCATGCTGCAGCGTCTGCTTGCACAGGCGGATGCGTACCTTGCCGGTGCTGTAGATGACTTTACTCTGCATTGCAATACGGAGTCGTTTGACAAGCAGGCCGACATCGTGCGGGCGGCTATTGTTGCCGAGATGTATAACAACAGGGACTGTCAGGAAGAAAAGCACCAGGCATTTCCGTACTTCATCCGCTCGGCCATTGCACAGCTGCAGTACAGTGCAGACGACATAGACGCAGAGGGGAGTGGCGGAGCGTGATTGTCACGAGCAGAATGCGCCATCGCATCAACCTGCGCAAGCCGGAAGATACGATGGATGACATCCACGGATACGAGACTTCGTACACGACTGTACAGACCGTCTGGGCCGAGTTCCTGAAGCCTGGATTTGTCAGCAAGACCATCCTCGGGGATGCGGCAGCTGTCGAAGTGACGCAGGGCATGCGCATTCGCGCGACGACGATCGGCAAGGGCTGGCGCGTGTCGGAAGGAGAGCACGAATATGACGTGCTCCATGTCGACGATACGACGCCCGGCGAGATGATCCTGACAACGACCGAGGTGCATTCCTGATGAGTACGACATGGATTCATTCGAACCTGCCAGAGCAGGTGCAGAAGGCGGTGAGGGATGTTGACCGTTACGACGAGCAGACAAAGAAGATGCTGCAGGATGCCATTCGGAGCGGTACGGAAGATACCATGAGATCGGCCATCCGCCACGTGCATACCAAAAGCGGCAATCTCGTCTCGAAAATCTCAATGGACTACAACGAGTCCATCAATACCGGCTACGTGAAATCGAAAGCACATCACTCCTGGTTGGTCGAGCACGGCGCAGGCATTGCCTTTGTGCTGCCGCGCAAAAAGAAGGCGCTGAAATACGGCGACCGTTTCTTCAAATTGGCCAAGATACCGCCGCGCAAGCCACATCCATTCATGCAGACGGCGATTGATGAGACGGCCCCGAAGATTACGGCGGCCGTAGAGGAGGCAGTAGACCATGATTAAGCGCAGGATGCCGTTCCAGGCGCTCCAGAAGGCGACATGTGAGCTTCTGAAAGCCTATCAGAGCGCGCCGGTCTATGAGTACGTCACGCTGAACACAAAGCCGCCGTACCTGACATTCGGCGACATCCACGTCGCAGATGCCGGAACAAAGGATGCGGCTATCTATACGGTCGAGATGGAAATCTATGCCTACAGCCGGGCCCATACGCGTCGAGAGGTCAATGAGATGATTGACGATGTGGCAACTCTCTTGTCGTCAGTCGGTGCCGATCTCAATGCGGACGGGTACACCGTCGTGGCTCAAGATGTTGCAGACGCTACGACGTCGCCGAGCGATGTGGAGGGCTACACAGGCAGATTACTCGCCGTTTTTCAGATCCAAGACAATAAATGATGAATGATATAAGGAGGAATAACTATGGCAATCACAGCAGACAGCCTGCCGGAAAACCCGAATAAGACGCAGGCGACCGTGGGTAAAGACTACTTCCTGAAGGTCAATACGGGGACATATGAATCGCCGAAGTGGACGCTGGTAGGTGGACAACGCAATTCGAAGCTGGGTAAGAAAGCTGATTCGATCGACGTGTCGGACAAGACGACGGGCGGCTGGAGTGCTAAAATGCCGGGCTTGAAGTCTTGGTCGATTGACCTTTCAGGACTGGTCATGCTGAACGATGACGGCGTAGACGCCCTCAATGCTGCTTTTGATGAAAGCAAGATGGTAGATGTGCGCCTCGAGTACCCGGACAAGACGTTCCAGCGCGGCTGGGCGGCCATTACGGAGTTTGACCTGGACAATCCGCACAACGGCGCAGCAACGCTCACGGGCAAGCTGGAGGGCAATGGCCCTCTGAGCGCTCGCGCGAAGGATACCACGAGCCCGTCGACCTGATGATGGCAAGCTGATGAAAAATAACAGGCTGGCACAGTTTTATAGCTGTGCCTATATGCCTGCGTGATTATGAGTGAAGGAGAATGCAGAAATTGAAGAAAGAAACAGTCTTTGAGACAGCAGATGGGAAGAAGCTGCACTTGTCGCTGAATATCCGCGACATGATGGCGATTGAGCGAGATATCGACTGCTCCCTCTTTGCAGTGATGACAGACGTTGGTATGGGTTACATGCGCAGCATGACCGTGAAATTTACGGCGTCTGTCCTGCGCCATGCCATGCCGAAAGGGACTACGGAAGAAGATGCCGAGAAGCTCATTGAGGAACATTGCCATGCCGGCGGCACGCTGGACGGTTTGAATACGGTAGTACTCAATACGCTCTTTGCGACGGGGATGTTCACGCCGGGAAAAGTCGAAGAGGCGGCGGAGGAGAAGTAGCCGTTGCCTCGTTTCGTGAGTGGGTGGAAGAGAGCGAGACGGTCGCATACGGCTATCTCGGCCTGACGCCAATGGAATTCGCCAACCTACAGGTTGGCGAATTCTACAAGATTCTCGAGGGGCGGCGGGCGGCGGAGAAGCGTATCGACGAGAAACGGGCCTACTTCCTTTCGTGGATCGTCAATGCGCAGCTTGAGAATCCAATATCCTTCGAGGAGATTCTTATCCCGCTCTACCCAGAGGTCAAGGAGCAGATGGAAGAGCGCAAGCGGAAGCAGCGCGAAGAAGATGAAGCTGCTTTGCGTAAGGAATTTGGCTTGGATGAAGAATAAACCAGGAGGCATAGAATTTGAATAAAATCAGCGATTTGCAGATCCGGATTGGTGCAGATGCCTCCGGGCTTAAGCGAGAACTGAATGAGACACAGGTAGCACTGAAAACAGCGCTGAACACGAAGCCAATTGACGATGCCAGCAACAAGATTGGCGAGATCAGCAAGCAGACTGGCAGCCTGATCGGTAATTTTCAAAAGCTGGCAATCGCAGCCGGCGGCGCTTTTGGCCTTGGCGACTTGATTTCAAGCGCCGTGCAAGCCGGTGATGCGGTCTACACATTGTCGAGTAGATTGGGCATCAGCGCGGGCGAGGCGGGGCAGCTGTCTCGCATCCTGAAGCTCACAGGCGGCGATGTCAATTCGGCAGCAACGGCCATCATGCGCCTCGATAAGTCCTTCACATCGGCAGGCACTGCTGGAGATAGGGCCAAAACGACGTTGGCGAATTACGGCGTCAGCCTGACAGATGCGAGCGGGAAGCTCCTGCCGCTTAATCAACAGCTGGAAAACCTGGCGACTGGTTACAAAGAAGCGAAGCAGAACGGCCAAGAACAGGCCTTTTTGATGGATACGCTTGGCGTCAAGGGCATGGCACTCGCTCAGACGCTTGACCAGTACACCGAGGCAGCCAAGACAGCATCAAAGGTACAGGGTATCGGCCTGGACCCGAAGGAGATGCACGAACTCAATCAGCAGATGAAGGTCATGCAGATGGAGTCCTCTCAGGTGAAACTGGCCTTTGTAGCTGCTCTGGCTCCTGTGGCGCAGAGTGTCTTTCCTGAGATTATCGGCGGCCTAACCAGTACGGCGAAATTCCTTGCACAGAATAAGCAGGAAGTCCGCGACATCACCAAAGATGTTGTGACATTCTTGGCCATCTACAAGAGCATCCAGCTGGCGCAGTCGGCCATGAATGGCGACAAGAGCATTTTCAAAACGATTTCCACCGCCATGAATGCCGAGAAGATTGCGCAGGAAAAGGCACAGGCTGAGATTGCAGCCAAGCAGGAAGCGATGATTGCCAAGCAGGTCGCAACAGTAGAGCGTTCTTACGATGCACAGCGCAAGGCGGCCATCCGGGCGGCCACGCGCATGAATTTTTCTGCAGAGGAGACAGCCAATCTTATTGCGGAGAAGCTGACCGCCATTGAACTCAAGAGTACAGAGACCGCCGAGCGCGTTGCCGCGAGGATGCGGGAAGGATTTGCCGCGGCAGCTCAGGCGGCTGCCACATCAGCTGGCGAGATGGATGCTGCACTAGCGGGTACTGGAACGGCGGCCGAGGCAGCTGCTGCGCGCGTGGCTGGAGCACATGCGACAGAGGCCGAATCGGCAAAAGTGGCTATCACAGCAGAAAAAGAGCTGGCCGTTGCATCAGCTGAGTCCGGAAATGCTGCGGTAGTAGCAGGTGAGAAGTCGGTTGCGGCAAAAACGGAAGTAGCCGGAGCGACTGCTCGAGAAACCGTGGCAGAAGAGGCATTGACAACAGCCGAAGCGACATCGGGAACAACAGCATCTGTAGCTGGTGGCAAAGCTGTCACAGCGGCCAATACGGCAACGGCGGCCACAGAAAGAACAACCATTGCGACAAAGAGCTTGACGACTGCTACCGTGGCGCAGACAGGCGCTGCCTCGAGAAGCACGGCAACTATGGCTGCTGGCGCGGTTACCGCAACGAGTAAGATTCGCACGCTGGCAGGCGCTGTCTTGTCCTTGGCCAGTAGTTGGTGGGTAGCTGCTGCCGCCTTTGCCGCTTATCAGGGAGCAAAAGCGGCTGAAGCATATGCGGAGAAAAAAGGCCAAGAGACGTATGAAATGAACGGCGTAACCTACTACCACAATTCGGACGATGGACGGTGGTATACGCGTGAAACGAACCCCGATAACATGACCATCGAGCCGACGATGGCTGGCGGTACAGAGAACTATGCAGGCTCTTTCCTGAATACCTGGCTGATGGGAACCCATAGCGATGGGCAGAATATGTCATTGGTAACAGATATCGATACGCTGAAACAGCTGAATGGAATGCAATCGAATCGGTGGCATAACTCCGAGGTTGGCAGATTGAGCGATGAAGCGGAGGATGCTAAGAACCAGGCACTGCGTGCACAGTCCATGGTAGATTCCATCAGCATTTCAGACCCAGGCATGGGTATTGCACCCGGCGGGGGAGAATCCGCAGCCGGTGGCGGCTCTACCGCAGAAGAAAAGCCAGCTACACCGATGCGCACAAAATATTCCTTCGAAGACGACCCAGAACTCGCGCCGTGGGCAAATGAGATTGAGTATGCAAGTGCATACCGAGGTTTGGACGCTGCATTGCTGGCTGCTATCATCAAAACAGAATCGCACGGACAGTCGGACATCTGGTCCACTGACCATGCCCACTGGGGCCTCGGCCAGATATCGCAAGATATAGCAAATGCATATGGAGGCGGCAGGGGGTACGGAGAAGGAAGCGACCCAAACGATAATATCATGGCCGCTGCAGGATATCTGAGAGATTTGCTGGATCAGTATGGGAATGATGTAGAATTAGCAATCTCTGCATACAACCTCGGACACGCAAACCCAAGCGCAAACCCGGACTACGTATCAAAAGTAGAAGGATACTACAATGCCATCACCACATCACAGGTGCCGATGGAGGGAGGTAGTGCATCGCAACCGCAGATGACGACGGTCGATGTACCGATTGGCGTATCGATGTACGACGAGGCATCCAAGAATATCGGAGAAAGCCTCGGTGAAAACACGTGTGCCCACTTTGTTTCGTACCTTGCTCAAGGTATTGGCGCTAATACCGGTGTCATCAGCGATTTAGTCAAGGATTGGATCGATACGGCGCAGGCGAACGGTGCGTGGGTGGATGCGTCAAGTGGCCAGACGGCACCAAAGGGCTCGCTCGTAGTCTGGAGCGACGGTGCGGCTGATAATCCTTGGGCACATATCGGCATCTCAGATGGCGGTGGTGGATGGATATCGAGCGACACGCATGGCGTAAAGCACTCAACAGGGCTTGATTCGTACTATAGCGGCTACAGATACGCAGGCTATATCGACATGGACAGGCTCACGGGCGGCCAGTCGACCAAGATGACGGTAGATGCTTCGCAGAAAGCGGCTGAAGAAGCGGCCAAGCGCGTCAAGCAGGCAACAGACGAAGCAAATAAGATGCTGCTGGAACTGCGCACAGAAAACGCCAAAGAAAACGGCTACGCTTATCAGCAGGAATCCATGAAACTGATGAGTGACGTTGCCGAAAAAGCCGCAAAAATCCGCAAGCTGCAATCTGAAGGTGCACCGACGGCAAGCATCCAGGCACTCAAGAAAGAGCTCAATGCCTACACTGCTGCAACGACCGAGAAATTCCGCCAGAAGTGGGCAGACGCCTATGCGGACCTCTACGATGCATCGCAGACAGCCCTTGCGAAAGTACGCCATGACTATGACAAAGAAGCAGATCTTGAGTATTTGACCACCGTGCGAAAGCTCAATAAAGAGCTTGAGGAAAAGAAGAAAGCTCTGATGCACGACGAGAATGATGTCGAGACGCGCAAGCTGCTGGAAGATCAGTATTATGCACAGCTGGAAGAGGCCGAAGACAAGCGCAGGAAAGCTCGCCAGGAAGCCCATGACCAGTATGTGAACTATCTGGTCGAGGAAGGGAACCTTGCCATGCTCGTGCAGTACATGGGCACGTCGCAGCGCAATGCCAACGGAACACTGTCAAAGTCGGAAGGCGAGAAGCGCGGCGAGTCATCGCTGAACCTTCAAGGAGAAAAAGCCTTGGCCAAGGAGTATGTGAAGCTCTGGCAGACAGCACATGGGAGCATGATGGAGTATATCGCCGACATATCCGACAGCTTGTACAGCACAATGTCCGAATCCATGACGGAATTTGTCAAGGGAACGAAAAGCGCAAAAACAGTTTTGCAAGACTTCGGGAATTCTGTCTTGAATATGATGGCAAAGATTGCAGCACAGAGATTTGCAGCAACGTGGGTGGACAATATCCTCGGCGCGTTTGGTGGGGCTCGTGGTGGTGCATCTGCATGGACATGGGGCGGCGTGACGCACGACAGCAGCTTCGGTGTTAAATCGGCAGCCAATCAGTTCATAAGCTCTGCACCAACCGCGCCGAGCCTTTTCACCGTGCCGAAGTTTGCGGCGGGCGGCATTGTCACAGCGCCGACTCTTGCAATGATTGGTGAAGGTGGTGACCGTGAAGCCGTCATTCCACTCAACGACCATAATCTCGCAGCGATGAGCGGCGCGGGCAAAGGAGGCGGTGTTATTGTGAATATCACGAATAACAGTGACAGCAAAGCAACTGTCAAATCCAGTCGGTACGACAGTGGAATCAATAAGCAGATTCTGGATATAGTCATTGATGGAGCTTCACGTAATGTCGATGGCTTTGGCACGAACTTGAAGCAGGCATTGAGGTGATGACATGGATACATTTCCACAGGATATTGAGCCGAAGATTCACTCTGCTACAGGCTGTTCTGAAAGCTACACATGTCAAGTGCAGGACAGCACCATATCGACGAGTACCGATGCTGGATACAAGCATACCCGGCCGCGTAGCACAAGAATGATCCAGACTTTTACGTTCGCTTGGAACTCGGTGTCCAAAGCCGATTTTGCCCGCATCTTGGCATTTTACAAAAAACACGGCACATTTGCTTCCTTCGCATTCGTGCATCCGCTGGATGGAAAGACCTATACCGTGCGTTTCGCCGAGGCAATGAACTGGCAGTATCAGTACCCCTACGGATGGGCAGGGACATTAAAATTTGAGGAGGTATAAGGATGCAGGTTTGGTCACAGGTCGCGACATTGGCGAAAAATGCATTGGAAAATGATGGGGCATTTTTGATTTTCCTGCAGATTGATTATCCAGCGCTGGATCCCATCCGTCTGGTCCGCAATACGGAGGACGTGACATGGCAGGGCTTTGTCTGGACGCGCTTCCCCTTCTCGCTGGACACATCCTCCGAGGACGGCAAGACGATTCCCTCCATGAGCATTCAAGTTTCGAACTGTCAGGGGCTGATACAGGCTTTGCTCCAGAAATACAACGGTTTCTGTGATGCGGATGTCCGCGTCATGGTTGCATACAGTAAGAACCTTGCCAACCCGAACCCCGAGTTCGAACTGGACTATACGGTGCAGTCCTCAACCTATGATGAGGCATGGGTGAAGTTTACATTGTCAGCCAGCAGTGAACTCATCAATCGGTATCCGCAGGATCGATACATTGCGAATTTCTGCCCATTCCGCTGCGGGGATATTCGCTGCGGCTATACTGGGAAGGATGTATGCGTCAATACGTTATCGAGCTGTAAGGTTCCGAGCCGATTCGGTGGCGAGCCAGGAATGACAACATCGAGGTGATAGAAATGGAATATCTTGATTTAATCGGTGTACCGTTTCAAGACGGTGGCCGGGATAAAAACGGCCTGGACTGTTGGGGGCTTGTTATGCTCCTGTTGAAACGACAGGGGTATGATGGTATTTGTGACTATGATATCTCTGCATTTTGTCTCTCGGATATTCATGACGCAATGGAACGCCAGCGGCATACTTGGAGAAAGCTAGAAGCTCCTGTTCCCGGATGTGTCATCCTGTTGGCCAATGGGTGTACAGCTCGGGCAAATCACGTCGGTATCGTCGTGGATGAGGACCACTTCATTCACAGCTATGCCAAAACAGGAGTCTGTCTTTCTACACTGAGACGTTGGCAAGCGCATATTCTTGGCTATTATCTGCCGCCGGAGGTGTAAAATGGTACAAATCATCATCATCCAGAATCCCCTGGAGCCCAAAATTCATGATGTGACGGATGCGTACTATACGGGCAAGAGCATTACTTCGTATTGCCATATCCAGGAAAACACAGCTGTTTTTTTGAATGGGCAGCGCGTCGTGAACCCGGAGCATACTTTCCCGCCAGACGGCAGCCAGCTTATTCTTGCGCCAATCGTCGCGGGCGGTTCTCTTGGCAAGGTACTTGGTTTTGTTGCCATGGTTGCCTTGACGGCCTGGTCAGGTGCTATCCTCGGAGGCAGTGGGCTTTTCGGCATGGCCATCAAAGGGTATACCTTGGGTGCCTATCTTGCATCTGGTGCAGTCATGTACTTAGGTGGACGCCTCATCAACAGCGTGTTCCCACAGCATGCCGCAAGTCTTTCCTGGCAGGACGCAGAGCACTCGCAGACGTATGGCTGGGACCTTCCTGCTGTGGCCACACAGGAAGGCGGTGTGATTGGAGAAACCTACGGCACCTGCATTCCGCAGCCGCAACTGTTGGAAGAACACGTAGAGACGAGTAGTTCAGATGGAAAGCAATACCTGAACTTGTTGTACTGTGGTGGCTACGGTGAAATAGACAGTATCACGGATATTCGGATTGATAGTACGCCGATTGAGAATTTCAAGGACGTGCAGGTGGAGACAAAGCTCGGCACCAACGATCAGACTCCGGTTTCTTTTTTTGCTAATACACCGGTTGATCAGTCTGTGGGGCTTATGCTTGATCTCAATCAGCCGTTGATCCGCACAACGGACAGTACCGCAGCCTGTGCTTTAGAATTGACCTTTGAATGGAATAATGGTCTATACCATTTGAACGATGACGGCTCATATTCAAATGCCAGCGTATCGGTACAGGTAGACTACCGGAAGACTGGAACGGAGACATGGCAGGTCGGAGGGACGTACACTTTTACGAATGGCAGCTCCGACGCATTCCGCCGTTCCATTAAGATTGCCAGTGAACTCGAATCTGCGCAGTACGATGTACGTGTGAACCTTATCTCAAAAGATTCTGGAAGTCGTAATATGACACTTACGAGCTGGTCAATCCTCACCGCTTACAATAACGGCATGTACGCGCGGCCGAATAAGGTGTTGGTCGGACTGCGTATCCTCGCGACAAACCAGCTATCTGGTGGTGTACCAAATATCAACTGGCGGCAGACTCGCACGAAGGTATACGTCTACAACCCAAAAGAAAAACGGTATGAAGTAAAACGTGCAGATAATCCCATTTGGGCGGCGTATGATATCTTGCATGGCTGTCGGTACCTGAAGAATATGAATACGGGAAAGATGGAGTATGTGATATTTGGGTGTCGGCATGATCAGCTGGATGCATACTACGAGGAGTGGAAAGCCGCTGCAGACTATGCTGACGAGATGGTGCCGGATGAGTATGGAAACGAGGAGAGGCGGTTTCAGTTTGACGCCTATTTCGATACCAGTCAAAAGCGCTTTGATGCCGCTGTCAAGGCAGCAGCAGTAGGTCATTCCAGCATCATACTGCATGGCACGCGCTATGGCATCGTGACGGACAAGCCGGGACGGATATCACAGGTATTCGCCGAAGGTCGCACGACAGTATCCTCAGTAAATGGTACTTTTACTTCACGTGATGAAAGAGCGAAATCTGTTGAAATTCAGTATAACGATCGGAATAATGATTTCAAAAATACGGTGTTCACGCTTCGGAGCAAAGGCTGGGAGCAGGAAGATACGCAGGATAATACGGCTAAACTCGAGCTGTTTGGCGTATCGAGACGTAGCCAGGCATACAGAGAGGGCGTGCGGGCATTGGCCACCAATGAACGTCAGCTGCAGTTTGTAGAGCTCTCGACAGACATTGATGGGTTGGTCTGTGAGTATGGAGATATCGTTGGCTATGCACACACTGTTTCCCGCATTGGCATCGCGAGCGGGCGGCTGGTGGCTGCGACGACAAGTACCATTACTCTTGATAAAGCCGTTTCGCTGGAACCGGATAAGACCTATGAAATTTACATTACGCTTTCGGATGACACGCTAGTGAAACGAGAGATTGCGACGCCGACGGAAGCTGTGACAACGTCTACCCTGACATTGACCGTGCCACTGGAGAAGGCACCTGCTCAGTATGACAACTATGCATTTGGGGAAACCAATAAGGCAATCAAACCGTACCGTGTAGTTGGTGCATCGCGTGATGGGGAAATGCTCGTCAAGCTGAAATTGGCCGAATATGATGAGGCCATCTACTCTATGGATCTCAACTATGACAGATATCCTGACATCGATTATACCAACTATGCTGGCCTTGATATAAAAAGTGTGGAGTCAGATGTAACGCAATCATTAAATAGTAATGAAAGTACGACTTATATTCGGACGGACAATGGATATGAGATTGTGGTCACAAAGAAAGATCCAGACAATATTGTGTATACGTTCCCAACTGAGGCAGATATGGTCGCTAATGGGCTGATGAATATCAACTTCGGGTCCCGTGTACGCACACTAGGGTATTATCATCCAAATGATGGCGGTGGGGCAGAGTACATTTGCCGATACGTTTATGACGCAGAAAACAACCCATGGGCAATTTATCTGGGAGAATCGGCTGAATATGAATACAAGGTCGTGACTGACATTAAAGGAGCACCGCTGTTAGATGCGGACGGAAACTATGTCTATGAGACCGACAGTAAAGGTGCCATCGTCGTTCGTACTGACGCAGCCGGGCTACCCAAGAGACGCAAGGTATATGCGGTCATCTGTGAGGATGTCGTCAACTATAGGATGTTTGGCGCTAAATTGGATGGAGTAACCGATGATGAGAAGGCGCTGCGTCTCTGCCATGCTTACCAGATGAGCCGCTACGAGATTGAGCCGGAGACTAAACGGAAGCATTACTTGGTCAGCGTGGAAAATCATCATGGAACGATACGGAAGGATAATGCAGAGCCTATTATTTGTGCAGGAAATATTGACCTGTCTGGTTCGAAGCTCATTATCCAAAACTGTAATGCTGCTTGGTTCGGATTTTATTTATGGGGAGATAATGACAGCGACTTCATGACATATGAGCCGCTTTATGAGACGCAGCAGACCTATCAAAAGGATAATTTTGTAATCGATACAGATGGAAATTTGACGAAGCTAGAAAAAAATTCGCTGATTTTCATGAAAGAAACACCATATGCTGTCCGCGATGACTCTGGATATTTGTATTCAGAACCTCGATATGAGCTGTTGCTTTACACGATGGATGGAATGTTGGCCAATCCCATCACTTACGACTGGGGCGATGCAGGTGGGATGGAAATCAAAACGCCGGTATCGGACTACAAAACGCATGAAGTGCGCACGGAGACCATTAATAGTCAGTATGAGATTTTCTTTACCCGGCTTCCGAATGCGCATTATTCCTTTCATGGCTGCCAGGTGGAGTTCCAGACCGACGCAGACAAATACTGCTCCGTGCTTTGGTGTAAATGCCATAACGCGCATATTTCTGGATTCAGCTTCTATCCCGATACGAAACAGATGCATAACACCGTGTTCAAAAACACAATGATCTACATCTGGGGTGCGTACAATGTAGAGGTCAGTGACATTGTCGGCTTCAATGCTGCAGGCAAGAAACAGGATGGGACCAATGCAACGAGCGGCTATGTCATTCGTGCGACGAACTGCCTGAACTTACATCTGCATGATATAAATGTGCAGGGATACTGGGGTGCGACAGCGATGAACTGTGTCAAGGACGTGCATGTCGAGCGTGTCAGCATCAACCGCATGGATATCCACAACTATTTCTATAATCTCTATATTGACCATTGTAATCTCTTCAATCATGGCGTTCAGATTGGAGAAGGACGTGGTATCTGTCAGATTACGAACAGCAACTTCTATGTTAATCAAGTAGAGAATGACAGCTACCCGGGCGCACATATTCTCGAGCTCAATGCGACCTATGGACGTATATTCGAGGGGAAAGTCTACATAGCCGACTGCAATGCCTATCTTAAAAACCCAAATGATAATGAATTTGACGTCATTAAATGTAATTTTTCGCCGGAAGCTGTGTCTACGCTCAGCACCTTCAAATGGCCGGAGACCATTATCCGGGACTGTAATTTCTACTCATATACACCGGACACCTATTTGGTTTATAACATGGTTTCTGGATCACGGGCATGTAAGACATCAACCCAAGCGCCGAGCAATATCAAGGATTGGTGTAAGGATACTGGTAACAGTGATACTGGAAATCTGAATTGGAAGTATCTTGGTCGTGGATTGGATTGGGTGCAGGATGGAAATACCAGCAACCACCAGGTTTATAAGGGAGAGATTATTCGAACCTATCGTACCGCCGTCAGCGTTGACGGTAAGACAGATTTCTTTGATCGCCACTACTTTGTAGTCACACAGTCCGGGAATCTCAACATTACTGACAAGACAGAAGAGAATATGCCGACCGATATCAGCGGGAATGAATTTTCCTACGGGACGGCCAAGCTGAAATATGTCCGCTGGCACGAATGGCAGGCTAATAAGCAATATTACAGAGGGGATATCTGTTACACAGAGATATCTATGTGGTTGCCGGTTTATTGTTGGGAGTGTGTATCAGCCGGACATTCGAACGGTTATCGACCAGTGCATACATCTGGCAAAGTAATCGAGGGAAAGGATGTATATCCGCAAAATCTTGATGCCTGCTGGTGGATGTATCTTGGTAAGAAGAGTGAGATTGTGACTACTACCTTCCAGGCCGATGCCCCGGTGAAAAAAGGAGAGATTATCTTTTCTGACCACAAGCTTTACCGTGTCCTGCAGGGCGGGAAACTGGGGGGAATACCTCCGCAGAATACAGATTGGACAGGATCGTTCTTGCATGGAACGGCCACATTGAAGTTTCTCGGCAAAGAGTGGTCACATAAAACATGGTGGGGAAAGGACCACTATTGCATTTCTGTAGCTGATGATGGTAGTGAAGCAATCTATCAGCTCGTGGATCAAGATGGAACAACCTCTGGTGCACCGCCAGTGCGCGGTAATGCGCGGTGTGTTGACGGGGATATCATCTGGGAATGGCAGGAAGGAGGCAAGCATGGTAACGCCTGGCAGCCACAAACAGCCTATAATATCGGTGATATCGTTTATACAGGTGGAAACACCTATCGCTGTATCTTCGACGGCAAGCTGGAAATGCCATCTCAGATTGTACTAGAGAACATCACGACAAATATGCAGGCAGGTGGTGATATCTTTTCCTTTTATGCCGGTGGAACGAGCGTGCCCATCAAGACAAATACATCTGGTAGATGGTGCATCAAGATTGATAATGTAGAAAAGTATCGTCTTCTGGATTTTCCAGATGGCTACTTTGGCGTGAGCTCAAATCCTGCACCGACGATTTTGGATGCCAACATGCTCTATGGGACGAAAATTTATACACGTAGTGAGATGGACGCGCTGCTGGCAAAGAAAGCTGATGCTGAAAGTACCTATACCAAGGAGGAAATTGCCGAGTTGCTGGCTACCAGCGGCGGCAGCGGCGGCAGTGGCGGCAGTGGCAGTGAGGCCGGAGATACGACCTACACGAAGAGTCAGATTGATACATTGCTGTCGAAAAAAGCAGATATTGAGCATACACATCCGGATTATGTGAAGCTGACTGACTTTATGGAGGCGCTCAAGGCGAAACTTGACGTTACTGCCAGTCATGCCAGTAAGCATATCGGATCACATGATATGGATGAGACCGGCCTCAGTGACGGTATGGTGCTTTACTACGACGCAGCCACGAAGACGTACAAGTTCAAGGAACTTTCAACGAACCCCAATCCGGAACCAATCACCCTTCCGTTGCAAAATGTCATCCATACCAAGTCTGTGTACTGCGATAAAACATTCACATTGGATACTGATGAGACATTTCAAATTCCTGATGGTGCAGAGAAATTTCGCTTAACAGTCGTCCCCGCTACAAGTACTAAGGTGGCTGCTGACACGTATCTCGAATTCCGAAACAGCGATGGAACTCTCACAAAGAAAGTACTTTGGTCGGATGTTGCAACAAATGGCATTATTGCGGCCTGCATTGCAGGGAAGACTTATGCGTTCCGTGGTTCCATCACGACGAGCAGTGCTACAACGCTGACCTTATCTGTTGATACTGGCGAGAAAATCAATGCTTTAACGGCAAATGTGGAAAATGTACCAGCCTATGACAGCGTAAAAGAGATTCCGCTTATCACTCTGACAACAAAGAAACTGACTGCGACAGGTTCCGGAAGTGAATACAGTTGTGAAGACTGGACTGGTGATTTTCGCTTTACCATTCCGCAGGGCATCACAAAGTTCAGATTTAAGGTTTCGGCAGCTGATTCAACGGCAACACTAGGTAATACCGATATCACCTTCATTAATGAAGATTGGACTAAGCAAGTCAAGATACGCCTGCCTGCTGTACTGAGCGGCACCGCAGGAAAAACCTATGCATGTTGTCCTTGGACGGGGGTCAACAAGGCGACAGATATCATTTATGCGGTTGAAGTGGGTGGCGAAGTAGAGAGCAGTCCTGTGACGGATACGACGGTGCTGCCTACTTACTGATAGTCAGGTAAGTGTAAGCATGTGAGAATATGGAGATTATATGGAATGGATATACTAGAAAGACTGGCTAAAATAGAGACGCAGGTTGACATGTTGGTTATGTCCGTGCAAGATCTCAAAGAGAAGATTGCCGACATAACGCCCGACGTTGTGTCGGCAATCGACAGCACGAAGTCAGCGCATCATCGTATCGATGAGTTTAAAAGGGACGTCTGCTGGACAATCGGCATGAGCACAACGCTCGTCGGCATCTTCGCGAGTATCTTGACTTGGGCGCTCGGGAGGTGATGAGTATGCGCACGTATGCAATCAGCACTGACATGATTGTCGGTGCTGGCCTTGTCATTGCTCTACTGCTGTCTATCGGTATGGGTGGCAGCTGGGAACTGCAGACAAGCCTTGCAAGTGGCCTCACAGGATACCTTGGCCGATCTGCGGTAGAGCAGATTAACAGCAGAAAGGAAGATGTGAAATGAAAGTGTTTTTGAATCCAGGGCACTCGCCAAATGGCATTCCGGACCCGGGCGCAAAAAATGTTGAGACGGGGCTGCGCGAGTGCGACGTCGCGAAAAATATCGCTGGCCTCGTCGAAAAGTATCTCGTAGCGGCCGGCGTAAATGTCGTCGGGAATATACAGTCGGATAACCTTTTCTACGATTCCGACTATCCGCAGCCATGCGTCTGTGCCGAGGCGAATGCCAGCGGAGCAGATATCTTTGTGTCCATCCATTGCAATGCATTTGATTGCGAGGCACATGGCACAGAGACGTATGCTTATGCGCCAGGCGGCGAGGGTGAGAAGCTGGCGGGGTGTATCAATGACCAGATTGTCAAGTCACTCGGCACTTTGGACCGTGGCGTTAAGTATCGCCCAGATTACATCGTACTTAAGCATACTGACATGACGGCGGTACTCGTTGAGACAGCGTTTATTGACAGCGACGTCGACGAGCCGCTGCTGAGCGCGAAGCAGGATGATTTCGCTCGGGCGATTGCTCGCGGCATCACAGACTATGAGAATTTGTGAAAAAGGATGATTGATATGAGTACGTGGACTGATATGCGGGACAAAGCACTCGAAGCAATGAAAGAGGGCGCTCTCGATGTCGTAGAAGAGACGAAACAGAAGTTCCTTGAAAACTTCATCGAGGCCGGCATGCCTGCAGTTGAGGCATATGCAGAACTCTTCTCTGCAACCGTGCAGGAGCAGGCGCAAAATGAGGCCGGCTGGGTGAAGATCCGCGACATGTTTGTGATCCCACTGGCGGTGAAGGTGGCTCTGGGCGTCGGCAAGGGGATTTTCAGTATGGTACAGGGCAAGACCGGCAAGGTGGCGGCAACGGCGTAATGCTATATAATAGTAGTGATTTGCTTAACTCAATGATACATTGGGGACGCCATGTTCATTCGCCGCAAGCAGCCCGACGCGGAGCGCGCGGAAGAACTCAAGGAGCTCGAGGAACTCGACCGTCAGCGCGAGGCTGAGGGAAAAGCATAA